TCGGCGGATTTGAATAATTCGCGGGGATAGGCTGTTCGGTAACCAAACAGATTGACAACGGACATTGTGTTGCATTCGAGACGTTTGGCAAAGCCGACACAGCGCCCTATCGTGGGGTCATCATGATCGGCATCGGCTGTGCTGGAATTCAGCATAATAAAGACGCAGGAAGGCTTTCTGTCATGAGCCGCGTGTCCTTCCCAGCCACGCCATAAGACATAGCGATAGCGCCTGTCATCGGACAAGACAGCGCCCTTGCTGATGTACGGGCTTTCCGGCACGTCGGGGCCGTCGTTAAATACAAGACCCATGATCGATTAAGGTACCCATGTTTTCTTAGCGCGGCGAACCCGGCTTTGTTCGCACAGGTTCGCCCCTTCCTTGCTTGAAGACGTTGAACGCGTCGTATGTTGCGGCCGTGTAACCTTGCTCACCCATGAAACAACAGCGCGTCGCTAGTCCCATTTCGATCAGATCGTCGCGATAGCCCTTCGATACGATGTTGCCGTCGTACACAGGGCCTTGAAACAGGAGTTGCCGCAGGGTATCGCGTTGTCCAGACCTCAGGGCATCCCATACGATAGCGCCGTATGTGCAGTAGCCTTTATCCGTTTCGCGCATCTTTCCGAGCGCGTGAAGAAGTTGTGACATTATGCTGTCTCCGTCCTGTTCAGCAATTCTATACTGGAACCGTCAACGTCCTTCGTAACCTGCCATATCTCGCTGAAGCCGCTGTAGACAAGCGCCCGATGATCGACGACGTAAATCGACTTTTGAGTGCTTTCGGCACGCCGATGCAAATACTCCAGCAGATTTTCGATACCGCGTTCGGAAAGCCAATTTGAAGGTTCGTCCCACGCTTCCAGCGTAAATCTGACGCCCGCGTAGCGCTGGATCAGCGACGCCAAACCCAGCGACACACACAGGCGTACACGTTGGCTTTCGCCGGGCGAACGCTGCTCTATCTTGCCTTCTAGGTAGGGCGACGAAACTTCGACCTGAATGCCGGGCTTCAGCGTTCCGGACTTTGTTTCCGTTTCTGTCGTGAAGCGAATGCGCCATCCGATAAGCCCATTGGCTGCCGCCGCATTCATCGTCTCCGCTTCAAGTTGTTGGAGTACGCGCTTGACACAGAACAGCCGCGCACGCTTGAACGCTTCTTTCCAGAATTTGTATTGTGCGAGTAACGCCGTGGCGTCTTCGCGATCTTTGTCCAGTCCGGCGATAATATTTTTTATCTCGGCACGCTTGTCCGCAAGGTTCTGGCGCTGCGCCGTGTAAGGATTGACGCGCTCCATTGTGTCCTCTGCCGCGCGCGTTAGACGTATAAGTTCGCGTTCCATTGAGTTTATGCTACCGCTCAGAACGCCGATCTTCATGTCCAAATTGGACACGCGGTTCATTTCGTTACGCCAATCCGTCGCGTCCTTGTCCGTTCGTTCCTTGAATGCGATCCCGTCAGCGCGCAGCGTATCGATCTCGGCGCAAAGCCCGTCCTCCTTGGACGCCGCTTCTTCAAGGTGGATAAGCATTGTTTCTTCGGTGATCGGCGATCCGCACGACGGGCATTCCGTGTTCTCGGCGTAGAACGCCGCGTCCGTGCGCAGTCGCGCCAACTCCTGGTTTTTTAGCGCAAGGTTTGTGCGCATTCCTTCAAGCTTTTCGTTGTTCCGGTTAACGATGTTGTTCAGCGTATCAACATCGTTATCGGCTGTCTGTTGTTGCAGCGTTGTTCTTTCCAGCTTTGATGCGGTAAGAGCTGTTTCCGTACGTTCCACGTCCAGAAGTAACCCTTCAACGGCGCGCGCGTTTTCGTTCGCCCAATCCGTTTCGCGCTGTTCGAGATCGTCCGTTTCTGTAATACCCTGCAATGCGCCTTCTTGGCGCGCGCGCGCTGTGTCCAGCTTGGCGATTGCTTCTAGCTGCACATTATATTTTGTCGCGGCCGTGTCGGCGGCGTTGAACCAAAAGCCCTGATCCAAGACTTCATCTAACAGCTCGCCACGTTGTGGGATCGACAAGTCCAGAAAGAACGGAACAGCCTGTCCAAAGATAACGGAGTTCAGAAAGCGGGGTTTTGATAAGCCGAGAACGCGATCAATGTCGCCCTGCTCGACTTGATGCTGTTCGGCGTGTTCATTGTTCTGAATATAGATGCGCTCAGGCGATCCCGTCCGCGTGATCGTGACGGCTTCGCCTTCGATCTCGTAATGTGCTTTTACGGTGACCTTCTTCGCTCCGTAAGAGATTAGATCGGCAGCTTTCAGCCCCTTGACCGACGTCCCGTAGTTGCAGTAACAGATCGCGTCGAAGATCGTTGATTTACCCGCGCCATTTGCTCCCAACCCCGGCTCTAATAGGTTGATGCCGGATATCAGCTTCAGCCCGGCCGTCTGGGAAAATTCGATAACGGTATTATTCTTGAACGAGCGAAAGCCCCCAAGCTCCAGGCTTACAAGGACGATCTCTTTCATGCCAGCGACTCCGCCAAGAGCGCCAACCCGACATCGAGTAGGTCCGTGTCGATCCCCTCGGCCGTCGCAAATTCCCGCAACGACTCTTCCGGCAATAGTTCGACGTTGACGCTATCGCCCGCCTTGTTTGTTTCGACGACGATTTCTGTACTTTCCAAAGCGACATTGGACGTCTTAGCCCATGCGGCGATTTCCGTTTCCAACTTTCCCCACTCGTCTAGCTGATCGGGCGGCAGGTTGTAGACGAGACGCAGTGTGTCGCCGGGCATCACGCGCAGGCGCTTCAGATCGTCTATGGACGATATAGCACCCACGACCTTGCGGGGCGGCGTCAACTGGATTTCGTGCGCGATGTTGTAATCGTCGTCCAGGACAAGCATGCGGCAGTCGTATGTGTCGCCGAATTTGATTGGATGCGGGCTGCCGACATAGGTAATATTTCGGACAGACTGAGGCGTATGCACATCCCCCGAATATATCTTAACCGACCGCGGCAGCAAAGGCAGCTTAGTGCCTTCAAGCTCGATGCCGCTTTCCGATATCGCGCCCGTTACTGTTGCGTGGATAAAGATCGCTTTGTAGTCCGCATAATTCAATCCTTGCCATTCTTCCATCGGATTAGGCGAGAACGGAAGTAACAGGACGTCGCCGTCCGGCGTCGGCTCCGATATGTATTGGATGATGTCATGCAGCGGATTTATGAACTCCCAAAACGCGGGGCCTTGTAGCGGCTTGTCGTGGTTGCCGCGCATGATACGAAACTTCTTCAGGCGCGGACCCAAGGCTGTGCATGTGGCGAGTAACGCATGAATGAACTGATTGACAAAGGCGGCGCTGTGCCGATCCTTGCGGTCAATAATATCGCCGAGTAAGTAGATTTCGTCTACGTCATGTTCCCATGCAGCAGCTTGGAGCTCTTTGAACACGTCCCATCGATAGGAATTACTCGGATTTCCATCGAGGTGCCAATCGCTACTGAGTAATTTTGCCATAACGCCATCCATCGGGGAAAGGTTCATGCGGCTTTAATCTGCGCATGGATATACCGTTATTGATCCATTTCGATCCACGACATGCTGCTTGCATTAAGGGCATGCCGATTTCCCATTTTTCCCGTAACTTTGGCGGCTTAGGCGGATGGTCCTTGTACGGCCCCCTTTTCGGCATTGTCGCGCCTTTGCGCCATCCAGACGGAATAATGTCGTCGGCGTTTATAACTTTATTTGTTTCGCCGTTCGTTATCCAAATCTTACCTTTTGCTGTTCTATGCGTGCCAGGGTGCCAACCTTCAGGTATTTCGGCATCTTTGGATACACGTTTTGTTACGACCCCGTCTGTGATCGTTTTTAGAGCTTTTGATTTTTCTGACAACTTACGCAGACGCTCAGGATCGCGCCATGATGTCTCCATAGCGGACCGCCAATTAGGGTATGTAGAAGGTGATTTACCGACGCGTATAGCGCTCATACGTTTTTTCGTTTCTTCCGTATGTGTCGCGCCGCTATCACCTTCGCCGCCGTCTGTGGAATTTACAAGCGGCCCGTCGCATAAATCTTGCCGACCGATTATTTGTATAAGTAGCTTCTCCAAGGCAAAAGCTTGTCGCTCATTAAGGTCTTTTTGTACGATTACGACGGGAATATCGCCGCCGTTTTTCTTAGCGACGCGCGCGAGTCTTCTATTATGCGAATTATTGTAACAGTGCCGCCATCTTTCGCCCTTGCCTTTGCCGACATAGCAAGGCGTTCCGTTAGGATAGAAAGCGACATAGACGTAATATTCACCTAGAATTCTTACTCTAGGCCGCGTCACGTTTCACGTTCCTTTATCCGCGCAATGAATTTGTCGGCGTCGATCTTCAACACGTCGTCGTATATGAATACTGTCCACCGTCCGCGCCATAGCGCATGATACATAATCTGCCGAAAACTCAGGGATGTGAATATTGATCCGATGTGCCCCGGAACGAACATTAGGGTAGGTCTAAAGTTTTGTTTCGTAATCAACATCGGAATGCGCTCGGCTTTCTCCGCCTGCTTTTCTACTTTTTTTATGACTGTGTTTAGTTCGCCCTTTCCCCACAGCGCGGACTCAAGCTGCAAGTCCTGCCAGAATTTGGCTTCGACGAAAAAATATTGCAGAAATTCATAGGCAACAGGATGCGCCGCCATGACATCGCCGCCCGTACCCAGGACGTTTCCCCGCGCCATGTTGCTCGTATATGCGCCACCCGAACCGGCGTTCCGGCTGAACAAATCCTTTTTTTCGCCGTGCGATAGCCATAGGCTCAGCGACTTGCACAAACCTCTTTCGAACCCGGCCCCTTTCGCTATGCTCATGCGTCCCATGCTGTTTCCTGTTAGTTACTTAGACGCTGATGCGTCTGTCGGCCTTGTTTGGTGGGAATGGACACAGAAAGCACAGGATGACGTATGGCGACAAGTAATGCGTTATTCTGTCGGATCGTATTTTACGCAGTCGCCATTTTTTAATTAAGAGTGCACGACGTAGTAAATAAATGCGCCGACGGCGTACAGACACGCGCCGAGAAAGATGCCTAATCGCACTCTTTTTTTGGTGGCGTCTTGCTCCAATTCAGCGCGATAAAACTCGTCGCGCAGCGTATCGTAATCCGTGAATTTATCGATGTCGGCATAAGGTCCTGAATCTCCTTCGCCCGCCATGCCTGGGTCGCAGTCCGTATCATATACATGCTGAACCCAGGACATGAACGCGCCATCTTCAGTTCCGGTAATGCGTCTGTATTTCTGTCCGACGCTTATTTGCTTGCCGCACTGATGACACGTCTTCGGCGTCCGCGCCACGGGTTCTTTTATGGATAGCAATCGAAAATCGGGTCCATCGGATAGCGACATCTTATCCCCCTTTTTAGCCGTACTTCGACATATCGGGCTGCACGGATGCCTCGATCTGTGCCCAGCGTTCTTTCGTGGCCCGACGCAATTCCTGCGCCAGCACGTCGAGTGTGTCGCGATCCTGCGCGCGGCGGGCGGCTTTGACTTCGGAAACAAAGTCTTTTAGGTCCATGCCCAGCGCGACATGCCCCTTTTTGTTGTTGTCGCCGAGCCAAGCGATCATCGACATTTCGTCGTCTACGCCGTAATTGAAATAAAGTTCAATATCGGCTGTACGAAAGGCGACGCCGAGCTTATTCTTCTTGCATAGGACGCGTACATGCGTTCCAACGACGCGCTCGATCCCGTCGACCGTGCGCTTGATCTTGCCTATTTCACTCAGCCACAGGATTTGACTGGCGTAGAAATCGAGCGCCTTACCGCCACTGCGTGTTTTCTTTTCGCCGAACATGACGCCGATCTTATCGCGAATTTGCGATATGATGAAAAGGGAACAGTTAGCGGCGGCAAGCGGGCCGATACCTTTGCGGAACATTTCGGAGATAAGCTTAGGCTTGCCCATACCGTACGACCCGTCGCCACGTTTCTTATCCATCTCGGCGGCGTCAGATAGGGCGTCCAGTGAGTCCAGAATGTATAGCTTTTCCGGTGCCTTGTTATTTTTTATGAAGTCGAACAGATCGTCTTCGAATTCTTCGACGATTTGACTGCCTAGCGGCACATCCAGGTCATCGCCGACAAAATCGACGCGATCCGGCATACCCATTCGCCGTCCGTATCCCCGTTCGAAGGCCGACTCGGCCTCATTGTAACGCATTGCGCCTTGGGGAAAGGCGCGGTCGAAATTGGCGCAGGCTTCAATCGCGAATAGAGTTTTCCCGACCGCCTTGTCACCAACAATATTGACGACGCGATTGCGTCCGTATCCGCCGCCTAGAACACAATCGAGTAGCGTCGATCCCGAAGGAAAGAAGTTAGGGTCAATGTTCGCGGCACGGCGGCGGATGACAGTCATTCAGAACCCTTTAGAGTGCCGTTACGCGTGATTTCCGCTTCGGGATAGTCCCCTATTGCGTACGCCGCGTTTATGCCGATGCCGCCGCGCGGATTGAAAACGCCCCGTACGCGCAACCAACGCGGTTTTGCGGCAAGGAATAATTTAGCCGCGATTGTCTGGACGACCGACTCGTGAAAGCATCCATGATTGCGGAACGATCCCAGAAACAGCTTGAGCGACTTGCTTTCGATCAGAAGCTTATCCGGCACGTAATCGACCAGAATGCGTCCGAAGTCCGGCTGCCCCGTTACGGGGCATAAGCCTGTCCACTCCGGCGCGTCGAATTGACAGAAAGTCAACCCATCGGACCAAGGCACGCACTCGATGACTGCCGCGTCGGGCGAAGAAGGCAAACCTACCTTCTCGCCCAACTGTGTTAAGTCGCCGTTCACTTCTTTGCCTTGGCGGCGGCGAAGCGTGCCCGCAAGGCGTCGGCCGTGGTGGACGGGCTTCGCTCGGCAGGCTGGGTAGCACGTTCTCCGCGCGGCGCATCATCCTGATCGCCTGACGGCGCGCGCCTCCGAATGGCGGGCTGGTCTTCGGAGGGAGGCGGATCGTCTGGCTCGGAGGCACGCGTACGTGTTCTTGTCGTGGGAAGCGGATCGTCTTCAGGCGACTCCTCACGCGTACGGCTGCGCGACCGCGGTTGGTCTTCGGGTTCCGGCTCCGGCGTGCGACTGCGCGAACGCGCGGGAGCTTCCTCGGCTGCCGCGCCGTCACCGCCACCGCGCCGTGTCGGACGATCATCTTCTTCTTCGGCAGCGCCGCCCCGGAACAATTTGTCTATCTCGTCGTAATCCCGGAAGACGAGAATTTCATCCAGCGGATTTTTTTCGATGTAATCCAGCCATGACTCGTCAACGCCGGACGCCCTTCCCGCCAGCGACCAAGCTGTATACTTGGTGCGCAGCTTCTCGCCTTCCTTATCGAAGTAAACATCGTATCCCTGATCGGGATCATCGATAAAGCGATACTGTCCCGAACCTCGGTCTTTCGTCGCCTTGACGAGATCACGATCCGCTGACCAAGGCATCGCCCAATATACGACGCCGTGTTCTTCGTGTTTGAGATCGACGAGCCAGATCAAGACGCGTTGCGACGTCTTCAGATCGCGTATTTCCTGCTCCGTAGCGCCGCGCCGTTCGGCCTTGACGCGCTCGTCGCACACGGGACAGCGTTCACCGTACATTTTGTACGGACACAGAACCGATGCCTTATCGGGGCCGACATCATAGTGAACATAGATGTCCAGTCCCCAATGCGTGCCGAGTTTTTCGTCGAACGTTGCGGGCAAGACACGTATGGCGTTGTCGCCCGGCGATACCTTGAATGTGCGAAACTCGTCCTTGATGAAGGACTGAAAATCGCCGCCCTGCTTGGTTGCACGGGTATCGAGTGCTTCTGCGCTACGTGCGCGGTACTTAAAGGCCATGATCGTTATTTCTCCTCTGCTTCCACTCTTGTATCGATTTCAGAACTCCAGCCGTGCCGATACGCGCTGCCAGATAGATAAAGAAAAGTACGGAAATTCCTATTGCAAGCCCGTACATTAGGTAATCAGTTTTATCGCCCATCCGTCGCCCTTCGCACGGGAATTGTGCGTTCGCGCTGACCTGCCATGGCTTCGCGTGCCTCACGATAGGACGACGAAGGCGTAATGAAGCCGCACACGATCAGGTCTGAACGCTTTGTCAGCATATAGCGCCTGTCATGGAATGCCCCGGCAAGCGCGGCAGCAAGCGCCGCATCCAGCTCGGCACGTTCGGTCTGCGCGCGCGCATCCTGGACGTCTTTCTCCAGAATAACGAGCGTCGCAACCGTCGTATCTGTCGGCGGCTTTTCGGTAGCCCGGCGAATACGCATCGAGGCTTCCGCCTTGATGATGTCATACGCGTGCTTCAACTCGGATGCTGTTTCGCGCAGTTCGTTCGCCAGCTCGGACGCGTCCTGAACAAGCGCTCCCTGTTCCATGAGTTCACGATCCATATCAAATTCATCGATACGCAATCGCGCCTTAAGTCGGTTGTATTGAGTCTGTAATTCGGGGGTCATGGTGTTCTTTCTATTGTGCCCACATCATGCGGCCGATGGCGGCGATGAACGTCGCTTTCTTGTCGTATGACGAGTTTGGAAATACGAGGGCGTCCAGGCAGCCCCAAAGTTTAGCGGCTTTCGCGTCGTCGTCTTCATTCATCATTGCGCCCATAATATACCGTGCCGCGCCGATAGCGGCGTCCTCGAAGGCGTCGTTGTCGATGCGCGCAATAATCGGCCGCAGGAGTTTCCAGCTTTGTTTTCCGCTGACGATAAAGCGCAGAAGCTCTTGAACGGGTTCGGACGTATCCTGAAGGCTGATGATGCGCTTGGCTTCTTCCTTACTCGGCGCGTCGTGGACAGCCTGTAGGGCGGCCAGCGCTTTGCGCGGCTGTCCTGTAGCGGCGCGGACGACGAGGGAAAGGACGTCGCCGTTGATGTCCCAACCTTCTAGCTCGCAGACGGCGAGTAAAAGGGTTTCTATTTCGTTATCCTTAAGCGCTTGCAGCTTGACGTGATAGCAGCGCGACGAAATCGTCTCCTTGAGTTTCTGCCCTTCCGTTGTGCATAAGGCAAAATACAGATGTGCGGGTGGTTCTTCGATTGCTTTCAAAAGTGCGTCGAAAGCATTGGCAGAGAGTCGATGAACTTCGTCGATCAGGATCATCTTGCGCGCTTGGCCGGACAAGGACATATGCTGTCCGAGTTCGATCAACTCGCGAATGTCATCGACGCCGCTATTAGACGCTGCATCGAATTCGAGAACTTCAGCGCCGAGTTCGTCAGCGACAATGCGTGCTAGCGTTGTCTTACCGATGCCTGACGGACCCGTGAATAGGTACGTATGCGGGCAGGTATCGGCCGCGATGGCGCGCTGAAGTGCGCCCAGGACGCTTTCGTGTCCGACGACAAGATCGAACGCGTCCGGACGATACTTTGTTATGAGCGACTCGTTCGTCATTAAGCTTTACCCTTATGTTTTCGTTAAATCGCCAAGCTCTTGTTTGCCTACGAATATACTCGGCGGCCGTGGGATAGCCTGATCTGTCGGACGCCATAGATGCAGGCAGTACGGCATGTTGTTTATCCACTCGGATTGCGGCGGATGAAGCTGCATGGCGGTTTCGTCTTCAGTCCAGAATAAGCCTTTGACGAAATCCATTTCGTCCCACGTCGGACAGCGGTTGTGCAGCGATACCGATACGTGTTCCCAACCGGAGCTGCTGCTCGCGATGATACGCAGCCGCACGCCTTTGTATCTGATGCCGAAGACGCCGCTTGCCGTACCGACGCCGGACTCACCGTAGTGTTCCAATTCGAACGCCAGCAGGCGCATACGTTCTAGTGTTTCGTTTGGCATAGGACGCATGATTAGCGGCTGTATCCTATAGAAAAACCGCGATCTACGAGTTCTTTCATCGTGATTACCTTCGTGTCGAATTCTGACAGGGACGCGACAACGTGCGCGTTGTTCCAATGCGCATCCGCGCTCGGCATCGGGGTGCCAAGCTGCGCGTTGCAGAAGATATGCCAGTGCGGGTAATCTTTTGGATCGTACGTCAAGTTGTCGTCCGATACTACGTCGGGGATTTTGATCCCGGCTTGTTCGGCGGGCGGCACAAGCAAACTTGCGAATGCGATCATCGAACGTAATCCCCCGTTAGCGTACATAATTCGACAAGGTCGCACCAGTCGTAGCCCATCTTTATTTCCACGTTCAGCGGCACGACCTGCCAGTCGTAGCGTACGCGCGTCATGGCGTCCGCGATCACGGGAATATACTCCGCGATCAATGCCTCGTTGTCCGGAACTTCGAAGGTTAGGTCGTCGTGTATGTTGATACGTGGATGCAGGTAGAAGTCATCCAATTCACGCGACAGGTCCGATAGTTCATTCTGCGCGGCTATGACAATATGGCCGCCTGCCGCCTGGATCGGCGTATTAACGGCCTCAAGGCCCGGAAAAGTATCGCGCCGAACCATTCCTGTCATCGTACGGACCTCGCCCGTCTGTTTGTAGGTCTTCATTTGATTGTTTAGCCACGCGCGCGCCTCCGGATAGCGCTTCCAAAACTCATCGATAAGACCCTTCATAGCGTCGAATGGAATGCCCGTTCGCTCCGAGCAGTTCTTCGGTACCGTCCCGAAGAACGTAGCAAAGACCATGTCCGTCTTGATGATGTCGCGCCCGGCTTTGCGTATCTTCTTTTCATCTGTCTGATTAGTCTTTGTGGCTAATCGATCCAGATAGTCCGGAAAGTAGTCATCGAGTACGCGTTCGAGCCAGTATGTATGTATGTCTTCGCCGCTGATGATCGATTTGCAGAGCATTCGATCCTTACTTGCCATGGCGTAGATACGCGCCTCAAGTTGTCCTTCGTCACAGGCTAGAAAGACGTGGCCCGGCCGTGCCTTAATCATCTTGCGCAAATCGCGATGTCGGCGCTTGGGGAAATTCTGAATATTCGGCGAATTACTCGAGTGGCGCAACGTCGAGACGTTCACAACGTTGTAAACAGGATGGATGTTCCCATCCGGATACAATTCCGGAACTTCCCGGATAACGTCGATATAGGTTGACTCGTGCTTCGCCGCTTCTCGATAATCCAATGTAAGCTGAACGAGAGGGTTTGTGCTCGCGTAGGGCTGGATAATTTCGTCTTTTGTCGAGTATTGTTTTCCGCCGTCCGTCTTCGGCAAATCGATTTTGCCATACTCGACGAGAGCAATGCCGACATCCTGCGGCGCGCTCAGACGGAACTCACGTTGGACCTCGCGCTCGAACATCTTGACTTCGTAGATCGACCGCGCTTCGGTTTGCAGCGCATCAGCCCGACCGCCCCAACTCGCTTTGAGTTCATTCGCATATGCCAGATCGATAGGCAATCCGGCTAATTCCATTTCGACTGTCGAACGCACAGCGCCAAGCAGGTGGTTGTAGTTCAGCTTGTCCGTCCGCGGTAGCATCTTGACAAGCGATTTTTGGCAACCCCAGGCGTCAAGCCCGTTGTATGGCAGCACCTCGGACAGCGGATACGCCATGATGTTTCGCGCATCGATATCGCTCATTGCTTTGATGTTGACGCCGAGTATGATGCGTGAAACAAGTGCTAGAGACAGGATCGTTTCGCGTTGGAAATAGATGCGCGCGGCGGCCATCGAGTCATCGAAATGCGCGGGCTCGTACGATCCATGCAAACGCCTGCCGTGATACAGCAGCCACTTGAGTTCCATCGGCGCGCTGTGCGCAATCCATGGACGCTTTGCGCATGTATCGAGTAGAAATTGCAATCCCCAATCCGTTTTCGCCTCCGGATGGTCTATTGGAAAGGCGAATGTTGTCTCGCCATCCGAAAAGGCAGCCGTCAGCAAGCGCGCGCCGTATTCGTACGGACGCAAGGATGATGCTTCGATATCAACGCCGAGTGGATCGCGCATCTGTGCGAGTAATTGCTTGGCTACATCCAGATGGTAGACAAGATTAACGGCTTTGGGATCGGGAGCGTAGACCTTAGGCGTCGGCCAACTATCTACCTCCTTGAAGAAGCGCTTTATGTCCGATTGGAATACGGGGAATTCCTGCGCATCTTCTTCGCCGCCGCGCATTACGAACGACGGATGAAATATCGGAAAATACCAAAGTGTCTTTTCGCCTATCTTTACGGGGAACTTTATGCCGGATATTCGGGATAGGGAAATGTCACCTGCGGAGATATAGCGCGATAGCGGCACAGCTCCGACGCCAAGGATTGCTTTGTACTTCCCCGCCGCTATGTCGTCCTCGAGATGGATCGAGCAGCAATGCAGTTCCAGACCGGAAGGGTTACGATTTCCGGGCGGGCGGCAGCGAACGCCGTTCGTCCAGGCTAGACGATCCATGTCGCGAAAAGGTAAATAGCGCTTCAGGAATTTGCCGGATTTTCCGACGAAGGGGCGTCCTTCAATATCTTCGTCTTCGCCCGGCGCTTCGCCAAGGACAAGGATGTCCGCTTCCTTACGCCCGAAAATCTTCATACGCGGCGTTGACAGCTTATGCCATTCGGATTTCAACGTGCAGTTGTCACATCCGCGTATTGCCGGATGCGAGTCCTGATTGGCGCGTGGTTGCCGTATCCGCGGTCGATTTTCGGCCGCCTCGACTTCCTTGTCTTCCAGAAATAGACCCACCGGCTACTCTTTGGTATTGGGGGTATTCCCTTTGTCCGGCCGAACGTGGATCAATGCGGGAAGGTGGCGCATTGCGTTGATGACGTCCACGTTATCGACACGATGCGGCGGCGCATCCGGATCACCGTCACCTTGAAGCGCGCGGTACGCGGCGTATCTTTCAGCTTCCTCACGAACCGACGCGACGAATTCCGGATCAGCGCCGCCTTTTTCGGCGGCGTCGGCATAAGCGCGCAACGCAGCACCCGCAAACGGATCGCGTGCGCCGATCACGAAGTGCGGCCAATGCGGAACGGAGCCGTCCCGCCGCACAACAAGAAATTTCCCTTCCGAGAATTCTTCGGTCTGTCTCCATATTTTCATGATGTCTTCCTATTCAGCCTGAGCGCTGATCACGAACCGAAAGCCGTTTGCGCCACGAAGCACGAGTGCGCCCTGCCGAGAGTAGTCGAAGATCAGATCGGTAGCATGTGCCAGCGCACGCGCCATGCGTCGGGCTTCGATCTTGATCGGCTCGACCGTGATGTCTTTCTGCCCCTCGACAAGGTAGAATTCTTCTGACGAACTTTTGCTGCCTTGGAACGCCAGCATCGCCGCGCCCTTCTCGACGGACAGCGATACGGTCGCCCTGCCGCGTTCGTCGGCCATGGCGTCGGCGCGTTTGATGAATTGCGCAATGATGTCGCGATTGAGCGGCGCAACGAGTGTTTCGTCCTGATACTTGTCGGCCATCTTGCGCAGATCGTGCTTCAGCGGCGCGACCTGATTGACGGCGAGGCGTGTCGTCGCCGTCGCGCAATAGACGCCTTTGTCATCGAAGCCGAAAAGTGACCCGTCCGATATGATCGACGCTATAAGTTCCGTCGTTTGGGGCGACAGTGTTGCGATGTCCGGCGCGTCGTCCACATGGGCGCACAACCGCGCCGTCGAGAACGTGCGATTATCGGACGCGAAGCCTTCAAGATAGTCGTCGTTGATCAGCGTTACGCCGTATAGGCCGACCGACAACAGCGCCGTCGAGCCGGCCGCGAGCGATGCCATGGACAGCGCGGCGGCGAATTCGTCGCCGACTTCCATCGTGGACGCATAGAGCGCCTCCGGCATTTCCGGGATCTCGATCTTGTCGCCGAGCAATGCGAGCTGTCCTTTTGCACTGCCGCATTTCCAATGTAGGGAGTTTTCCTTGACGGACAGTTCCAGATCGGCGGCCGGAAGCGACTTCATGACTTGCATGAATTCATCGGCCTTAACATAGATCAGAGCGTCGGACAGCGGCAGATCGACGTCGACTTCCATGACGCCGAATGCCGCGCAGCCCCGCACGATGGACGACGACAGGCCCAGGCACTTGTAACTTGCGGCCATGGCGTTTCGATTGATCATCAATGCAAACGGCGACAGCCGCTTGCTGAATTCAGTTGCGAGCATCTGTCCTGATCTCCTGGATAAGCGTTCTTTGTTTCCGGCAAAATTCCTGACCTATTATACTCATAGGGTCACGGGCGAATTGTTCAAATAGCGCCGTCTTCTTGTCGTTCAGATAGAAATAGGAAAGTAGAATATTGGGCACGTCTTCCATATAAGCGAGGAACGTGTCGCTACTTGTGGCCGACAAGTATAAGTCGAATTTGTCTATATTGACGGCGGGTCTATCGCTATAGGACGTCATAAGTCCTGTATTGGCGCGAAAGCTGATCGGAAGCGCGGCGTTGACGCGTTTTTCCATGTCTAACATATTTCGAATACTGATGTAAGTCAGCGCCGTGCGTGATGCTTCGCTGTCGAAATCTAAAAGTAACTCCTTACGAACACCATAGGCATCGGCGAGCGCTATGGCGTCTGCCACGTCTAGGCTTTTTAAGGCAACTTCGCCCTCTGCGCCTTTTATATTGCCGTATTTTGCGCCCGATAGCCACGAGGATGAGTCCGCTGACTGCCATGGGTAGCGCCGCAGGATCGTTTCCGTTGTTTCTCCAAACGCGTGGACGCTAACAGTGGGATATCCGGCATGATTGACAAGGTTCCACCAAGCCAGTTCGTACCAATCGTTTGCGTCGTTACGAGACACAATGGATGTGGCTGAAAGCCCTATGTACGCACAGTCTAAATCGAGCATGCGTTTTAGCCAATCGATAGACTCGCCGACATGAAACACGGGGATAGGGTCTAAGCCTTGTTTACGCATGTATAAGAGATTCTGAAATGATGCTTTGGCCGCCACTTCGGGGTCGTTCGGATTTATTA